TGGCAGATAACCCTTCTCGTTCAATGCCCAACTCTAGAAAACATTCTCCTTTCCCTAATGCCCATCTTAGGGCTTTCTTGAGTCTATCCCCACCAATCATGTAGGTTGAAAAATTCTGTTTTCTTAACCTAATATCTTCTGCAATGGCAAATACTTCTGGGTTAACAGGAGTTTCTTCATCATCAAGGTTTTTTGCTACTATCCATCCCTGATCGTCTCCATCGTCAGATGCAAAGGTATCAGAAGCGGCCATATCAAGGGCGTGGACGACTTCATAGCACCATTGATTAAGTTCGATTAATTCTCTTGATATTCTCGGATCACGGATAGGATTTTCCGTAATCTCCAAATCGTACCGACGTGATACCGACACGATCCCCGGTGAAGTAAGGGATCGCTGAGAGCCTCTTAATTTGTCATCCTTTTTCTTCTTTTTTGCCATTAGAACTGCCATGTACTATTTCTATGATATAAGAAAACAGACCATTTTGTTGATGGTCTGTTTTAAATCACCCAAGGAGAAATCTAAATATTAAAAATATCTATCAAATGTTCCATCGCTCCGCAAAACTCTTCTTTCGTCAATGTCATCACTAGAAAAAAATAAATCAGTAGTTAACGCGTTCATTAAAGCCTTAGCCGCAACATTGGATATTGCAATCCCCACTTGTGAAGTCGCATCGACTATGTAATTATCTTCAATAGAGCAATGGGTGCTTGTAATAATATCGTAACAGTTAATAAATGCCGGATGACCTTCTACTGTTTCTAGTATTAACGGACGAAATTCTTTTCTCATGACAACCTTTAGTTTTAACTAAATATTACAGGTTACTTTTTGAATTGTCAATATCTTAGATAAATCTTAAAGCCCTCTCATAATACCGTTTTCTTTCAGCTAGTCCATTTGTACCACCGTTGACGCGACGGGTGACTTGTTCAACGGTTGCCCCACGGTCACACAACTCATTCATTTTGTTATTCATCCACCAAAACCCAGATGGTAAAAATAAATATCTTTCGCTAACATATCGCCACCCTTCCATAACACGCTGATCGCCTATATAGTTAGCAAATGCCTGATAATTGGCTCTGCCAGTCATTTGGAGAGCATCTACACCTCTGAACTTTTTGCCGTCACCAGGTCTGGTATTCCCTAAGTCTTTTCGTCCTTCATAATTTGAGCCGTCGTGGATTTCTACCATGTACCGTAATCCTGCTGATTCATGGGCTATTTGGCTTAAAAAATGTCGAACTCTTTGTACTGTGGTAATGTTAAATCTCTTAAGGCACTCATCTAATTTTTGAAACTGAAAATCAGTAATTTTATCGTTAAGCCTGTCAAACACACCCTCAACTTGATCCTTGGGGACTACAGGGGGATTGGGATCGTTAAAGTGACCAACAAAAGCGTACCAATTAAATTTACCCTCAATCGGGGGCTTTATTTCTAGCAAATAGTGATTTTTTTCTCTTTTGAGAATCTGACTATAAATTACTCTTTGTCCAGCTTTGATTGGGATTGCCCTAAAGTCTTGAGGAAGACTTTCGGAGTTAGAATCCATTAAGTACGATTTTAAAATAGTGTTGCGATTTGCTGTTAAAAATTTCATGGCAATTTAGTTAGTAAAGTTGACAATTCTGTTAAGATTTATGTTCAAGTATTCCGATTCGTATATCAAGTTCTTCCTGTTTTTTGCGAAGTCCTTCTATTTGAGTAGAAATAGAAGAGAAAGTTTCTTGTTTGGCTTTAATAAGACTTATCTCTTTGTCAAGTTGCGCTGTTAATATAGTCAGTTTTTCTATTCCTGTTGATAGTCTTTCAACCATTTTCTCTAGCTTTTGCTCAAGAGACTCCATCTTCCTTGATGTTTTCTCAAAGGTTTCGTGGTCAAGTTCTTTAGCCTGTGATTTGGTATTTCTTGAAAACATACTAAGTAATGCTATTGCGATAGCAACGACAGTCCCAAGATCGTTAAAATTTATTTTTAAATCGTGATTCTCGACATAGGGGGGACGGCTTTGGTTGGCAACAGAAATATAATACATGGCAAAAGGGAAACATCAATAAAACTATTCTAGAGTTTTTTACTGTCATTCATGAATTGAAATTAATTTTTTTAGAAACACTTAACTTTGCTTTGGAGAGCTTAATAGAAAGTCATTCCCAGGCATAAAGTTCCCAAAACTGGGGATATTTCCAAAATTTATAGCATTATTCCAAGTGTTTTTACAAGTATTGTAAGTTTTGTCACAGCCAGCAGTAAGGATTACGCTATCGTGGGTAGCTACGGAACCAGATGCTTCAGTAAATAACTGAATTTGAGTTTTACCTCCAAATATTGAAACAGTTCGGTAAATTGCGTAAGTAGCTGATTTATTTGCCCCGTCTGTAAATGTACATTTTCCCCAAGCAAGATTTTGGTATTGTCCCCACACCTCAAATTCTCTCCGACTATTAGTACTAGCAACCTGAGTTTCGTAAAATGGTACTTGTTTACGGCATCCTGAGTTATCACCGTTATCCTGTCCAAAGGCCCATCGGCAAAAAGGCGATGTTTTTTCATCTCTACTTTGCCTTAAATTAATACTAGAGCCAGTAAGATTTTCAAGTGTATAGCTTTCGCCACCAAGTGATTTAATTTCTCCCACATAACCTATTTGTATTTGCTCGTCTGGAAGATCTAAAAGTGAATTAGGAGGATATTGCCAATCAACAATTGCTGTGATAATTCGAGCTTCTCTAAATCTATCAGAAAAAAGTAAATTTTCGTCAATATTATCACTAAAAGCACCTCTATATTCTTGATTATCCGATTGTATTCCTAATTGCTTTTCTATTGCAGTCGGATCAAGAGCTTGCTTTGCCCGAAATACTACCCCACCAATTTTTAAGTCTTGGGAAAAATTTGTATAACCGAGCTTTTCTCCGTTTGTAAGTTCGATTAAAACGCAATAACAAAGCGTTAAAACAGGATTTGCAAAAGAATCTTCTAATCCTGAATCTTGTTGTATTCCTTCGGTAAATCTCCTAATCTGTAATTCTCCAAGTGAATAAATTTGTAAAGAGGTTTGGTTTTGGTAGCTCAAAGAAACAGAGTTAAATCGGGATAAGATTGATAAACCGTTAACTAAATCAGGATAACGAAATGTGGATCCTGATCCCCTAGCACACAACCATAGGGCAATCAAATAATCAATATCTTTTTGAGATAAAGTTTTTCTTTGCTGTAAAGAGCTAATGTCAGAGGGAATATTTCTCCGAGAAAATCTTTTTCTTTCTCCACTAGATAAGCTAATAATATTTGTCTCAAATTTAGGAGAAATTGTACACCTTTTAGTCAAATTTAAATTAAAATCGTGATTTAAATTTGGATAAAAAACATCACCAGGTAGCAATGCAATTTCAGGTTCAATTCTTGATTCTCGTAAAATTAATTTAGGGATAGAAAAAATAGCGTTATTTCTATTTTTTGTGATAGGCTGATAATCTAATTTATCTTCTTCAAAATGACATAATACTTTAAAAGTGCCTTCCCAAGTTAATTTGGGGGTGCTAGGAGGCGGATTATTAAAAACTATTTTACCAGGAGCTACTATATATTCTGACGGTGGTATTTCTGTAGTTCCTTGATAGATTTTTAGGCTATCAATATCTGGATAAAGAATAGGTCTGTGATGAACGTTATTGCCGCAGGAATATTTTTTAATCAAAATAAATTCTGTTTTTACCCCATCGTGTTCCGGGGAAAATATTCCTTCTGTGTAGAATTCGGTAACAAGCTCGGTAGCATTTCTACTAAACTCTGAATTATCTATATCGAAACGACAATAAACAAAATTACCATTTGGGATAAAAGAAGTCATGTTAAAATCGCTGTTTATGGTGTTCTATCAAATCCTGAATTAATTATATCAAAAGAGCAATAAACAATTTGTCCATCTACCGTATCTACAGGACGGAAACTATTAACAATATCATTGCTTAATCGACAATAAATTAGCCACTCATAATTTCCTTTTACTTGATAATCAGAAAGGTCACGATAAAGAAAATCTTTTTTTGATCCTTTCATTTCTTCATGAAAGTCAAGAATAGCATTTAAATCATCAGATTGTAATGCAGTTCGAGCAAGATTGAACACTCTAATAGGACTAGACCATTCCACTATTCGTTGTTCTGCCCCATTTGTGTTTTCTAGTAAAGAATTAGAAAACTGAATTTCTGTTTGATAGTCTTTGTCTGGAATAATAGGAAATTCAGGAATATTTACTGAGTAAGGATCATCAGGAAAATCAGCCTGATTAATGACACGAATAATGTCAATTACTGTAACATCATAAGCTAGTTTTTTGGGTTCGCTTACAGTACCAGAATAGGTGTAGTTTTTACTGGTTCTCTCTAAGGGGATTGTGTCAGCGATTGAACCAGTATAGCGAGAGTTATACTGATTAGAAGGAATAGAGAAAATACTTACTTGTTGACCGTATTTGCTAGTTATTTTCCAAAATTGACCAAATAGGTTAATTCCACCAACAATCTTTAATGTTGGTTCTTTGTCCCATGAAATCGGTATGCCAGTGCGCCAAAATATAGGATTATCTTGACTTCCATTTAAGCTTTTTTCTCTAGCAGTTCCAAAAATATGGTAATAGATCATGCTAAACTAATCCTGTAGCCCATACTCGCATTAATATTGATTCGCTCCCCATTTTTCCGACACAAATCCAATACGGATTATCGGAATCATCTGGGTCTATTCCGCTATTTCTATAGATTTGCCCGACGGGAATATCTAGGGTTGTTTTTAATAGATTAGGAGCTATGCCTATCGCTTTGTTCGGAGCGTCATGATCTCGAAGAACTAGGTCTGTGGTATTGGCTCCAGGCGTAGCCGTCTGACAAGAAATTGCGTAGTTAGCAATTGGATCGGCAATAGTACCCGGTACTGGGACGCTTATTCTTTTTCTAAAACCAGTATTTTCTACGTCAGGGCGGCCAGCACTTAAACGGAATTCGTCAGAATCAAGAAAATAGTAATAAGTATTGCGAGGAAACGCAATACCTGAATACAAAGGATTTTTTACAAAACCTATACCGCGAAAAACGTAGGAAGTAGGGGTTAAAGCATTCCCAGAATAACTACAAGCAAAAATATTTAAAGAAGAATTATTCAGTACACAATAATAAACAAAATTGGCACCTAAGTTTAAAGTAAGCGGCAGAGAAGAGTTGCTAAAATTCTCATAATTAAATACTGATTCATCTAAACTATTCGTATTCACAGTGTTCATTACCGAATGTTTAAATCTGGATTTACTAAATGCTATAGCTGGCCGAGTGAGAACTTCAGTAGGATGAGGAATTATCAAAGAAAAAGACTGCTGATCAGATCCAGCCGCACAAGTTTCTCCAAAAGAAGTATTGATCCAACTTGCAAGAGTCGGATAACTTAATGCTATTTGAGCCGAGCTAAAAGCAAAATTATTGTCCCTATAACCAAAATAGTAATTACCAACGTTATCTTGATTAGTTAAATTAGTCATGGTGTTCTATCAAATCCTGATGTATTTAAATTAAAAGCGCAATAGAGAAACTGTCCATCTACCGTATCCACAGGACGCATATCACTAATTGTAGCATTGCTTAATCGACAATAGGTAAATTCGCCGTCAGGAACAAAGGGATTAAGAAAAGGAAAAAACAACCATCTAGACATATTTTCTTCCTATAGTAAAAAATAAATGTTTCGGGCTATTAATAGCAGAAACAGCAAGTTCTACTCTGCTTCCTGTATCAAGAAGATTCCCTATTGTTACGGGAATAGTTAATCGAGTAGAAGTAATAGATAAATCGGTTAACTCAGGAACATCTATTTCATTGATTTTAACCGATATAGTAGCTGTACCAGATTCAGTTACCGCACTAAAACTTAGGATATTATACCCTCTTAATAAAGCGAAATCAAGAGGGTAGATTTGAACAATAGGAGCTTCTATATCCCCAGAGTATTGATCAAAACTAGAAACAAGTACCCAGTTTGTGCCATTAAAAAATATTGTTTCTCCAGAAACAAGAAAAACTGTTAGTCCGATAAAAGGCTGCCAGAATTTCCAAGTTCCTGTAGGCAATCCATTCAAGCCAATTACGGGATAAGCTATCTGATTAGTCTTTCCCGCCCATGCCCCAGTAGCTCCTGCGGGGACAATATAGTAGCTATCTATATTTTGAGGAACTGGGGGTGTGGCAAGGGTACGGGAAAGAATAGGCGCGGAGCCTATAGAAATAAGTCTAAATAGCTCGTTTGCTATTTGTTCTTTGTATTCCTGGGAAGATGCCAGTAATAATCCATTAGAGCCGAATATTGTCCCAGCCATCTCCGAATTCCTCTGCCATTTTATCTTTTACCCAGTTATTGTTTTCAATTTTGCAAAGACTTTTCAAGTAAGCCTCGTAATTATTCAAGTCATTTTTATTATAGTCTTTTTTGAAGATTGCGTGTAACTTCCAAGATTTAGGGGGCATCCAGTCTTTGCTTAGTCTAGGATTTTTAAATGTTTTGATCATCCATCCCCGGACA